ATGGCACGTAAAAGGCCCGTCACAGCATTCGGTTGGGAGATCAAGAGACGATTGGCCGAAATGCAGCTTGACCAGCGAGAATTCTGCGAAAAGTACAACATCCCGGAAAATCGCCTTGGTGACCTCATCACCGGAGCGCGTAAGGCAACCAGATACCGGCAACAAGTGGAAAGAATACTCGGCATCCAATATCTCGAACAGCAAGCCAAATAGAATACTCCGCTGTAACCCCCCCGAATCTTTCCCCGACTCATAGCCCCGCAAGTCGCCTCGCTGCTCTGTGAGCAGCAACGGAACGAATCAGCAGCCCCGCTGACCGTCCGGATATAAGAGACTTTATCAAGAAGGGAGAATCGGCAATTTGGAACGTGAACGGAATCATTCATTAGAGTTGCAGCCGCTGGATTCCAAAGACAGGCTGCATCGAATTGAGCACCGCTGGATGTATAACGAAGAAGCCGTTGCGCTGGAGAAACTCCTTACTCGCAAGCATATCATGCAAACACACATTCTGTATATGGAAGAGCAGGCACAACAGATCGGTGACGAGATATGCCGGATGAAAGCGCGACTGAGCACCTATCTCGGTGAACTGCGCCCTCTCTACAAAGCACATAACGAACTGGTTGAGCAAATCGCCAAGGTACAAAACGGCGAACTGGCTGCGGCGAAAGTGGCTGAAGCCTACGCCCCGCGTGAGGAACAAGCATAATCCGCTCTTTGAAAAATCGGAAGCAAAGGAGGTATGCACCGCATGGAACTAACCGTCAAGGATTATGCCTCCCTCACCAACCAGAGCATTCGACACGTTCGTCGCAAGATCAGCGAAGGCGAATTGAAAGCAAAAGTCGGAATCGTCAATCAACAAGAGGCGTACCTGATCGATGCGAGCCAGCTCCCTTCCGATGTGTACCGAAAGCTTCTCAAAGAGCAGAGGCAAGAGGAAATGGAGGCGGTAGCTGAAGCGGTCAACTGGCTCGAAATCCGTGAGAAATTCGGTGTCGAAGCAGAGGATGCGATCCTACAGCGGCACAAGTGGGTACGTGAGGCGATCCGCTACGAATCGGAGGAAGGGACAGAGAAGAAGAAGCTCGCACTCGCGGGCAGGATCGGCGTGAGCAAAGCGAAGTTGTACCGCTGGGTGCAGGCGTACAAGACGGAAGGCATTATCGGACTCATTCCGAAGCCGATCCGCAAGCATTTGGAGGCGAAAGAAGTGACCAAACAGTTCCGAAGCATGGATGAGGCGGCGGTCAACTTCGTCAAAGCGCTGTACTTGGAACACGAAGAGACGTTTCAGCCGAAAGTCGCATGGGTGTATCGGCAGCTCCTTGACGCAGCGAAGGAATACGGCTGGAAGATCGGGAGTCGGGCGACATGCTACCGGGTGATTGAAGAGATCGCGCCAACGGAAAAAACCTATGCGCGGGAAGGGTTGGAAGCGTGGCAGCGCAAGATGCTGCACAAGATACGTCGCGAATTCAAGAGCCTGCTCGTCAACGAAGTTTGGAACGGCGATACGCACGACCTCGATTTCTTCATCGAAGTGGATGGCAAGCCAATCCGGCCGCAGCTCATTGCATGGCAGGATGTTCGTTCCCGTGGCATTGTCGGATACGTCATAACGCTGCAAGGCAACGGATACCGGATCGGGAAGGCGATGAAAAACGGCATTTTGAAATTCGGACTGCCGCAGATCGCTTACTCCGACCGTGGTAAAGACTACGATAGCAAATACTTGGAGATGTTTTACGAAAGGCTTGGCATTCAAAAAACGCTTTGCCTTCCTCGCTGGCCGAACTCCAAACCAATTGAAAGGTTCTTTGAAACCTTAACAAACAACTATACGCGCTTTTGGCCGGGCTATTGCGGCAGCGATGCAAAAAAGAACCGCCCTCCCGGTTTTGATGAAAAGAAGCTGTGCGAACAAGGCAAGCTCGTGACGCTGGAAGAGGCGATCAAACTCATCGATGAGGCCATCGACGACTACAACAACACGATACATAGCGAACTCGGATGCACACCGATGGAAGTGCTTCTCAATAATGAGCCTGCACGACCAGGGAAAGTCGATGAGCGGACACTGGATTTCGCCCTTACGAAAGAAGGTGAGCGGAAGGTTCAGCAAGATGGCGTTCACTTCCGCAACCATGAATATTGGTGCGAAGAACTGCATCCCCTGCGCGATAAGTACGTCACGATTTACTACGATCCGGACGACATCAGCCAGCTTATCATTTATCACGAAGGCAAGCCCGTCGGCGTCGCCGAAAACAAGCGTCTTCGCTTCTTGGGCGCAACCGAGGAGGACTTGAATGAACATTTGCGTTCGCTTAAACGTGAGAAAAAACGTGTCGAAGAGCGGATTCGAAGCTATCAGGAAAACACGCTGGAGGGCGCAATCGAGAAACGGCTGCGCCGAGGGCCATCCCTGCTGGAGGGCAAGACCACAAACAAGCCGGATAGCGACAACAACAAGGTGACGCTACTCACCGGACATGAGCGGCAGGCCCGCGAAGTGGACAAGCAGCGCAAGACGGCAAGGGCAAAGCAGAAAATCGAAGATAACGAACTGGCAACGAAGTCGCTACACGACAGCGCGGCCATCGCATTAAGCAGAATCAAAAAAGCACAAGGAGGCAGATAGCATGCCAGCGCAAAAAGACGAAGCAGTACGCAGCAAGCTGGACGAGTTGATCCGGCGCGGCATCAAGGTGACTGACCTTGCGGCAAGCCTTGAGTTCTCCCACTCCACCGTATCACGGTATATCCGAACGGATTACATGAGCGAAGCCTTGCAGGAGAAGGCGCGGGCATTCCTGATCGAAAATGGATATTTGCAGGATGAGCAGGCCGCGACAACGGAAGCGCAGGAGATTAGCGAATTTTACCTGACCCGGATCGCCGCCGAAGTGATCGGCGTATGCGAGCAGTGTTTCGAGCATCGCGACATTGGCGTGATCGTCGGGGAGTCCGGCATCGGCAAGACGACTGCGCTCAAAAAATACGTCGAATCCAATCCGCAGGCGGTGTACATCCGGGCGAACGCAAACATGACGCAGAAGGCGCTGCTCAAAAAGCTCGGCGCGGCCATTGGTCTCCAATTCGATTACATGGACATTAACGCGATGATGGAAGTGCTGATTGAGAAGCTGGCCGACACGCATTACATCTTCTTGATCGACGAGGCCGAGTACCTGATTAACGTGAACAGCCCCTCACCGATGCGCAAGCTGGAAATGCTGCGGACGCTGTACGACGAGACGGAGACATTTGGACTTGTGTTGTGCGGGATGACGCGATTCAAGGGCTTCCTGATGCGTGGGACGAGCATGAAGGAGAATCTGGCGCAGTTTTGGAACCGGGTATTCCGGGGACGGGAGTTCGGCGGCACGAGCCGCGAAGATGTGGAGCCGATCATGGGCGATCTGCACATGCCGGAAGACGGTCGGCAGGAAATCGTTGCCCGGTCGCTGGCGAACGGCGGCAACATGCGGCGGTTCATGAAGCTGCTGGAGAGTTGCATGACGCTGACCAAGAAAAAAGGAGCAAGCATAACCCGCGATGTCGTACGCCAAGCGGATACGCTGCTCCTCCGGTGGTAGCTTCATGCGGGAAGCTGCCTCCCCAAGCCAAATGCTATACAGGTAGTAGACCGATTATAGCATACACAGCGGCGATACAACAAGCCGAAACACCCCGCTTAAAAGGGGATGTGAATGGCCTCCTCCACCTGATGATGACAGACCATGAAAGGTGGTGAACAAACGATGAAAGAAGCCAGACTTCTAAAAAGGAAGGTGGATATATCGGGCACTGTATCGATTTTCGGCCAAAAGTGCCATGCCCCTTCCCTCCTCGATCACATCGGGGAAACGGTTCACATCTTGGAGAGTGCGGACAAATGGATTCTGTTTACCGACCAAGAGCAGTTTATCGCTTGCTTGGCACGCTAATTCTCAAAGTCAGGTTCGAGACTGTTCCAGTCGCCGACAAGAAACAGACGGAGGGCGGGGACGAGCGCATCAGGAATCTCTACCATTTCATCCTTGTGGAAAGCCATAAGCAGATGCAGGTGACGGATGAAGGCGAACGATTTCAAGATCACTCCCCGCTGAATCTCTTGATCGGCTACGAGAAACTCATCGAACATCTCTTCCTTTGTCTGGCAAGCAGCCATCGATTCACATAATTTCCGAACTTCGGGCGTATCCCACTCGGCGGAATCAGCTTCATGTCGATATTTGAGAAGCAGCGCTCTTGGGATCAACATGCTAATGCGGTGTGAGAATTCCATATAAGCAGCTTCATAGGTGACGACCCTTGTTTTTGCATCTTCTTCCTGTTGAGTAGTCGAAAAATCAGCGTACAGCGGCATCTCTTCGGGGTGCAAGTCTCTCTCAATCAATCTTTGAATCTTGTCTTTGCTCAATTTTTGAAACTCGGCAACGACTTCGTGATAATCAACTATCCCTTTCTTGTATAAGACCCATAAAAGAGCGCGGGAAAGTAACTCCTCTCCGAACCATGATTCGGAGAGTTCAATACCAAGACGGGATTCTGCCAGAAAATTGCTGTACTTCTCTTTATCAAAAATAAGCGGAACCTGTTTCTTCTTCGCCACAATGACACCTCTTTCTTCTTTCGTCCTATTCTTAGTCTAGCAAAAACTGGCGAAGAAAAATATGTTGCCCAAACACAAGGAGGTCAGGACGATTGCAGCCAGCTACTCGTTCATTAGAACAGATGCTGGAGGAAGCCAAGCAGCGGTACAACCTCATGTCGGTCAATCCGGGCTACTTTCGGCATCACATCACCGAACTGGACGAGCACGATGTGTCCGATGAAGTCATTACCTCCTCGGCGCTTGTGCTGCGAGAGTTCATCAAAGACCGCGAGACATGCGCAGCCTGTCCGGGCTATGAGAACTGCCCGAAGGATGCTTTTGTCGGGTACATGCAGCGACTCGACTTCTCATCCCCGCGCTACATCGGCGTGAAGATCGAGCCATGCCCTTCCTTTCTCTCCTATCAGGAGGAGCAGCGCTGGCAGAAGCTGCTCCAGTTATCAGGCAAGGCGGCTAGCGACAAGGACTTCACGTTCGAGAATTACCCGGATATTCAGAAGCAGCGGCACAAGAAGCTTTGCGCGTACATTTACAAGTTCGCCACGACCTACGAGCCGGGCAGCGATCAAAGCGGCGTGTACATCTACGGAAGCCCCGGAACGGGCAAAACGCATCTGGTGCTGGCGATGGTGAACCGACTTGAACAGCGGCGCATTCCGGTGCTGTTCATCCGCACCGACGCCATCTTCCGCAACATGCGCGGCATGCTCTCCCGTAAGGAATCGCTGGATCACCTCATCGAAGCGTACTGCACGGTGCAAGTTCTCGTCATTGACGAGTTCGCCCAAGAGGCCGGAACAGAGTTCACCATCGACGTGATGTTCGAGATTATCAACGCAAGATTCACAAGCAAGCTCCCGACCTTCTTCACAAGCAACTACAAGCCGTCCGAAGCCTACGCGAAAGCCATGCGCAAACACGGACTGGAAGAAAAGGTCGAGGCGATCCGCAGCCGTTTGGACAAAATGGCCAAGCACGCGCAGATGACGGGCGAAGATGGCCGGAAGAAGGATCGGGAAATTCTATAAAACTAGCAGAAAGGATGATTCTATGAGCAAGAAGAAAGCGGCTCCTCTCTATCAAAGCTGGGACGAAGTAAACAATGCCATGCGGCAGATCGCGGAGATCGACCGCACCATTCAAGCCACCGAAGCCGAACTGAACCGCAAGATCAGTGAACTGAAAGTAGAAGCGGAAAGCGTTGCCGCCCCGCTGCTCGCCGAGAAAGCCGAACTGGAGAAACACATTCAGGCGTTCACCGAGTCGCGTATCGACGAATTCAAGGACAGCAAAACGAAATTTCTCACGTTCGGCGAAGTTGGCTTCCGTAAAGCGACGAGCATTGTGACTCGCAACGTCAAGGCGATCATCGAGGCTTTGAAACAAAACCGTATGGCCGACTGCATCAAAGTGTCGGAGAGCATCGACAAGGAAGAACTGGCCAAATATGACGACGCTTCACTGGAGCGTGTCGGGGCCAAGCGCAAGATTGAGGACAAGTTCTTCTATAAGCCAAGCGTGGAAAGGATTGAAGCGCCATGACCACAACGCCGAAAACAAAGCACGCCAACACCCCGCAGACCCGGCTCAAGACGATCCAGCAGCCACAGGAGATCGCCGTTCGCATCAGCAGGCGCGTCAGCGGCGGGGAACTTGGCAAAATGCTGCAAGGCGTGACGGCGTTCACGCAATGCTTTGACGCAGGCGATGAGTACGAAGTGACGCTCCAAGTGGACAAAGTGATGAAGGAGGATGAAGCTCATGAACCGACTGTCTAAAGAGATCGCGGAGCAGATCGTAAGCGGCGATGCCGACCGCAGCCCGTGGAATCACGTCACCATCGAAGAAATGGAGGCAGCATATGAAAATGGGAGTCTTGATTAAAACGCCGCCTCAGATGCTTCGCAAGATATGGGCGCTGGCACGAGAGGTCAGCATCACGGAGGACGATCTTCGCGCCATCGTCCAGCAAGTCACCGGGCAAAGCAGCCTATCTGGTCTGACGAAACCGCAGGCAAGCCTCATCATCGACCGACTGAACGAATATGCGGGCAAGACGCAACCAAGACCGCGAAATCGCCTCTCGAAAGCGCAGCGGTGGAAGATCAAAGAGCTGGAGAAGGCGCTCGGATGGGATGACGAGCCGAAGCGCCTGTCTGGCTTCATCAAGAAGTTCTACAAGGTGGATCGCATCGAGTGGCTGACGCCGCAGGCTGCGGGAAGGCTGATCGAGTCGCTGAAGAAGATGGCGGAAAGAGAAGCCCTAGAATCGTCTTTTGAGGCACAAAACTAGCGAATGGGTATAAAACCATTCGGAAACAGCTAGACCCCCGTTATAACGCGTTATAACGGGGTCAGAGAACGAGATAGCATGAGCGGGTAAACCGAAAGGAGAATGAGGAAGGTGAACTACCGGATTGACCATATCCCGAAGACGACAGGGAATAATCGCCGTCCGGGCTATTCGATGGAAGCGACGACGATCACGATCCACAACACGGGAAACCCGTCCTCCACGGCAGCGAATGAACGCGCGTGGCTGACGAACCCGAGCAACGAACGCACCGCATCGTATCATATTGTCATCGACGAACGCGAAGCCATCGAGTGCATCCCCCTGACGGAAAATGCGTGGCATGCCGGGGATGGTAGCGGCGTAAAGAGCGGGAACCGGACATCCATCAGCGTTGAAATCTGTGAGTCGGGCAACTTTGACAAGACGCTCGACAATGCCGCCGAACTGATTGCCAAGCTTCTGCGAGAACGGGGCTGGGGCGTGGATCGCCTACGCCGCCACTTTGATTGGAGTGGCAAAATCTGCCCCCGCCTGATGTACGATGGCGGCACATGGGCGGGCTGGGAAGCATTCAAAAAAAAGGTGGCGGCCAAGCTGGCCGCGAAGGAGGAAAAACCGATGCTGAAACCGGAAGATGCAGAGAAAATTATCGCCTTCCTCGGCGCAGGTTACAAGGCCACGGAGTCGAAGGAAGCGCGGGACGAATTTCACCGTTTGGCCAACGAAGTCCGCAAGGCGGCGGGGCTTCCCGTCCAGTCCTGATCTTCACATGACGGCTTCGGGCAGGTGATGGCAATGGGAAAAGCAAAGGAGCCTTGGTTCAAAGAAGCGGAATATTGGATTCAGTCGTATCCGGAACTCAAACGGAATTTGCCTCCCTCCCCTGACTTGTTTACCCTTCATCAATTCAACCGGGTAGACATGATCGAGCAAGCGTTAAGCGAGTTAAACGAGGAGGAACGCAAGTTACTTGACCTGCTCTATCGGCAGAAAAAATCGTATATCGCTGTTTCGATAGCGATGCATATGAGCGAAACAACCGTGTACCGGGCGAAAATCAGATTGCTGTACAAGTTGGCGAACCGATTCGGCATCGAATCAAAAATCAGGGAGAGGGCGCAATAGCTCCTCTCTTTTTGTTTGTCAATCTGAAAGTTTCCCCCTGTATTCCCCCGGTAAAATAGGGACAACAAGAGAGCGAAGCATACTTGATCGATAACAAATCAAGGAGGAGAAACGACAGATGATTATCAATCAACAGGCATTAAACGGCCTGTACACCAATTTCAAATCCATATTCAACGAGGCCTTTCAGAATACGGTCACCAACTGGGAGAAAGTTGCGACCAAGGTTCCTTCTGTCACACGCGAAGAAAATTACAAATGGCTCGGCCAGCTACCGCGCATGCGGGAATGGATCGGCGATAGAGAGGTTCAAAATCTTGGTGCTTTCGACTATACGATTAAGAACAAAGATTTCGAGCTTACCGTCGGGGTAGAACGAAACGACATTGAGGATGACGCGATAGGCTTGTACACGCCGATTATCCAAGACTTGGCCTATAACACCGCGACCTTCCCTGATGAGATGGTATTCGGACTATTGAAAGATGGCTTTACAAATCTCTGTTACGATGGCGAACCGTTTTTCTCAGAAAACCACAAGATCGGTGACAAAACAGTCAGCAACAAGAGCAACCAAAAGTTGACTATCACCTCTTACGCTGCCGCTCGACAAGCGATGATGAGCTTGGTGAACGAACAAGGGAAAAGCTTGAAGCTTATTCCGAACCTGTTGGTAGTCGCTCCAGCGAACGAAGCAGCAGCGCGTAAAGTGCTAAAGGCCGATATGATCGACGGAAGCACGAACATCTACAAAGACTCGGCGGAATTGCTTGTAATCCCTGATTTAGCGGGTGCAGACGATGCGTGGTATCTGCTTTGTACGACGAGGCCGTTAAAACCCCTGATTTATCAGGTGCGAAAAGAGCCGGAGTTTGTTTCCCTGACCAGCGAAAAAGATCAGAACGTGTTTATGAAGAAACAGTTTTTGTACGGAGTAGACGGGCGCTCGAATGCGGGTTACGGGTTCTGGCATATGGCTTTCGGCAGCGATGGCACACAAGTGGATTAGCGGAAAATACGGATAAACAGACGAAAACAACAGTCAGGAGGAAGTTCGTATGGAAGACCAATGGATGCAATGGATTACGCTGGATTCGCTTCCCGATCAATACCGAGAAATCGCTGAAGAAATCGGGATTGAAAACTTTTTGAAGCTGGTCAAGCTGTATGGAGGCGATGAACTCTATTTACCGAATTATGACTTCTTTATTCGTCCGGTGCGCAACCAGATGATTCGAGAAGAATATAACGGGTTTAACCGCCATGAATTAGCCCGCAAGTACAAGCTGAATGAGCGAACAATCCGTCAGATCGTAAAGGATGTAGGGTAAACGATTTGACGCGTGGGGATTCAACGGAAAGGAGGTGAAAGACGTTGAGCCTTGATTCAGTGTTTAAGCTATCCGTCATCGTCAACATGATCGACCAACTGACCGGCCCAATGGGCGGATCAATTCGACGGTTTCTGGATCGGTAAGCAAACTCGACAAACTCAATCAAAGTTTCGGCGATATGACGCAGTCCGGTATGGGGATCGCGGCGATGGGCACTGGTATGGTGGCCGCAGCACTTGCCCCTGTCCAAGCCACATTTGAAACCAAAAGGGCGCTCGGCGTTTTGAAATCGATGGGCGTGGAAAACTTCAAGGCGCTGGAGGATGCGGCAACAAGCTTCTCCAATACGTGGGCAGGAACGACGAAAGCGGAGTTTCTGCGAGCGGCCACGGACATCAAGGGCGGAATCGACTCCCTGACGGACGAAGGCGTTGCGCAGTACACGGAGATCGCAGGGATTACAGCCAAAGCAACTGGCGCTACCATCGACCAGATGACATCGCTGTTCGCGACCGGATACGGTATCTACAAAGATTACTATAGCGATCTATCTGACCTTCAGTTCGCGGAAATGCTGTCGGCTGGTCTGGCTGACTCGATCCGGGTGTTCAAAGCGGACGGGAAAAGCATGGCCGACAGTATCTCTACGTTGGGGGCAGCGGCCACGACAGCGCAAGTTCCGCTCGAAGAGCAGCTCACGGTGCTCGGGATGCTTCAGGCTACGATGAGCGGCAGCGAGGCGGGAACGAAATATAAAGCCTTCCTCCAGTCAGCGGCACGGGCAGGAACGGAACTTGGATTGAAGTTCACGGATGCGAATAACCAGCTCCTGTCCATGCCGCAGATTTTAGAGAAAATGCGCGGAAAGTTCGGCGAAACGATTGACGCTGCCGAGAAAATGCAGATTCAGAAAGCCTTCGGGACGGATGAAGCAGTCGCTCTCATCGACTTGCTCTACAGCAAGACGGGCAATCTTCAGGAGAACATCTTGACGATCTACAACTCGATGGGCAAAGGTACAGCCCTCGCGAGGGAAATGGCCGATGCAATCAACAATACGGAACCAGAGCAGTACGAGCTTCTGAAGCAACGCATCCACAACGTAATCGCGCAGATTGGGAACCAGTTACTCCCTACCTTCCACTCCTTCATGGACAAAGCAGAGGAATGGACAAGCAAGATCAGTGAATGGATCGGCAAACATCAAGAACTCGTGAAAGTGCTGATGCTGGGCACTCTGGCCATCGGCAGCGTACTGATGGTGGCTGGCGTTCTGATGACTACCTTCGGAGCTGTCGGGGTAGTTGTAACGAAGTCAATAGGTGTCTTCCGAGGGCTCGTGACGGCGGTAAGGGCCATACCCGACCTACTCCTGACGGTGCGGATCATGGCGATGTATGCCGGGGATGCGATCAAGGCCGGGTTCAACAATATGGTGATCGGGGCCCGGATGGCAATTACAAGCATGAAGAACGTCGCGCTTGGTATGGCCAACATGGCAAGACAAGCGATTCTCACCGCTGTTCGCGCGATGCCGGGACTGATCGCCTCTGTGTGGAGTTTTACGGCGGCCCTGCTCGCGAATCCTGTTACATGGATCGTTGTCGGTATCGTCGCATTAGTGGCCGCGCTCATTTTGCTCTGGCAGAACTGGGACGCTGTTGTTTCGTGGATACAAGGCGTTTGGAGCGGTTTCGTGAGTGGTATTCAAGTCGGATTTGACTGGATACGCAATCTCTTTGCGGGGATGCCGCTCTGGCTGCAAATCGCCATCGCCGCCTTCATGCCGTTCATTGGGATTCCGATGCTCATTATCACGCATTGGGACTCCATCGTCGCCTTCTTCACGAATATGTGGACTCGAATCAAAGACAGCTTCATAAACGGTATCAATGCCATCAAGGAATTCTTCATGGGTGTTCCGGGGTTCTTCAGGGAAAGCGGCGCGAAGATCATTGACACGCTTGTCGAAGGTATCAAGAGCGTATCCATGAAGCCGGTTGAAGCGATAAAAAGCATCTTCCAGAAAGTAAGAAATCTCCTCCCCTTCAGCGACGCCAAGGAAGGGCCGCTCTCCGAGTTGACCCTTTCGGGTCGTCGGGTACTTGAAACGATTGGCGATGGGATGGCGCAGCGGCAGAACGTACCTGCTGAAATGACTGAACGCGCTTTCTCTAAGGTACAACTGCTGCCGGAATTCGGGGCGATTGACGCGCAGGGGCCGAATGCAATGGACGTACTTGCACAGGATTCGTCCCAGCTCGATCTGTCCGGTAGTCAGGATGTCAAGAAGATCAATCTCCGCGAAATCGTAAGAGAGAGATCGGAAACCACTACGACCACCAAGGAAACGGACGGCGGCACGACTATCGAGAAACTCGAACTTTCTATCGACATCACCAAGCTGAAGGACTTGCAAACCTTGTTCAAGCTCGTGAAAGAGATCGAAGATCATGTCAATGCGAACGGGGCTACCCCGTCACCCGTATAAGAAACGAATAAGAGGATAACGATTCGGACAAGAACCGAAAATCGTTATCCTCAAAACGCGAAAGTAATTCGTTAGATTTATGCATAAATGTTGAATATTGCGGCTCTCCGACTTCTCAAAAAAAGTGAGAAAAAGTCGCAAATTTTGTGAGACGCGACACGAGTTCACCTTTTTACCCTTAACTGTTTTCTTAAATCCATTTTGACGGCAAAACCGCTGTTTTATAATCATTATAGTCGAAAAAGCCCAAGTGTATAGGGGAGACGGTAACACCGCTGTTTAAACCAATACGTCACGAAAAAGAGGTGCCATT